CCCTATATTTTCTCCGGGGGCATATTTTTCAAGGCCTTTGCCTGGGATACCGTGGGCGCTCTTCCCGTTTTACACAGTGCCTGTTCATGTTTTATGCTGTTCGGTCTCTTTTGGCTCCTTTCAGTCCGATTCATGGTTCCTCCTTCTCGGTTATTTTTACGTGCCGGTAACGTAAAAGTAGCTTAAAGCCTGCGGTATCTCAGGCAAAGTCCTTGAAAAAATATTTATAAAGGGATGGAAGTTCGATGGGAAAGCGAAAAACAGTTGAAAACTCGAAGAAGATTCGTGTTCCCGAGACTCCAGAGGCCCGAGAACAACAACTTATATCTTTAGCAATAGATTTAGCTGAGAAACAATTGCGAGATGGCACAGCATCTACGCAAGTTATTACACATTATTTGAAGCTTGGGTCTTCTCGAGAACAAATGGAACAAAAGATGATTGCGAGTAAAACCGAATTGGTAGAAGCCAAGATCGATAGTTTGCAGTCTATGCGAGAAGTTGAGCGTTTGTACTCCGAAGCCATGCAGGCAATGCGTATATATGGTGGAAAGAATTCCGATGATTTTAGAGAAGAGTTATAGTGAACTTCTTCGTTTGGAAACTTTCGAGGATAGGTTTGATTATTTAAATTTGTTTGGTGTTGTGGCGCATGATACTTTTGGCGGAAGACGCTGGTTAAATCAGAAATTTTATCATTCTGCCGAATGGAAATCGTTTAGGAATTACATAATAATACGGGACAAGGGCTGTGATCTTTGTATAGAGGATCGTCCTATAAAAGGTCGCATGTACATACATCATATAAATCCTATTACGCCAGACGATTTGTATCGCAACGCAAAAAGAGTTTTAGATCCTGAAAATTGTGTTCTCGTCTCGTTTCCAACTCATAATGCTCTGCATTACGGATCTATTGACACGGTTTCGTTTAATGTTGTTGATAGAAAACCTAACGATACTTGTCCGTGGAAGGAGGAATCATGCCTGAAGAAACTTCTGAGATAACGAGTATTCTGGATTCGTTGAAGAAGACTCTGGGTATAGAATTGTCAGATACAACTTTCGACCCGGATTTGATCTTGCATATAAATTCGGCTTTTTCAACAATGCATCAATTAGGCGTTGGACCATCAGAACCCTTTGAGATTCATGATAATACCGCACAATGGAGCGACTTCATTGAAGATTATACTGCTATTAATTCAGTAAGATCGTTAATACACATAAAGGTTAAGTTGCTTTTCGATCCTCCTTCTACCACTACAATGTTTAATGCGTTGGAAGCTAAAGAAAAAGAATACGAATGGCGTTTGATGGTGGCTATGGAGGACAATTATTAGGAGAGAATTCAAAATGATGAACGATGACGAGCATCTTGCCCATTATGGCGTGATTGGTATGAAATGGGGTGTTCGTAAAGACGGCAAACCCCAAGGTTTCCAATACGGTCGTAGCTCAAACAAAAAAAAGAAGACTTCATCTCCAGTTAAACGTTTCGTTAAAGATCGTGTGACTAAAATCAGTTCAGATGTATCTAAACGTATAACTGATAATAGAAACGAGAAGCTGAAAAGCCAACAATTGGGTATGGATCGAAAAGATTATAGGAAACTTAGAGAAACAACGCTTAGATCTAACGATCCTAATACCGTTGTAAAAGGAATGCAAACGCTTTCCGATAAAGAATTGAATGACAAAATTAATAGACTTTCTAAAGAAAAGAAAATGAGAGATTTGGCTTCTGATGTTAATATAAAAGAAGCTAATACAAAGAAAGCGCAGGAAGAAGCTTATAAGGCCAAAAAGGAACGACGTGCTTCTGGACTGGGAGCTAAGACTATAAGCAGTGTAGTGAACACCGGTCTTAGTATAGGAAAACAGTACGTTTTGGCCAAATTAGGTCTAGCAGATATTCCTAGCAGCAAGAATAGTTCTAAATCCGATACGCCAAAGATAGATAAACCTAAATCTGCTGATTCCGATTCTAGAGATTCTGGTGCTAGTTCTAAGAAGTCTAAGAAGGAAGAGCCAGCTTCTTACGATTACTCAACATCCAATCCGAATTATACGGCTGCTGTGACTTTTAGTGAAGAAAACGTTGCTAGAGGTCGAAAAGCAGCAGAAGACTTGGGTATCATAGAAGTCAAAGCTATAGATTTTTCAAGTAAACTTTCGGAAGAGCGTAAGAAGAAATGAAACTTTCAAACACTGCCACACCAAAGTATTATGGCGAGTTCAGAGATGCTGTTTTAAGGGGAGAGATTCCAGTTTGCGAGACAATTTCTATGGAAATGAATCGCATAGATGCTTTGATTGCGAATCCTGGAGTGTATTACGACGAAGATGCAATCGATGGCTATATACAGTATTGTGAGAACGAGCTTACTTTAACTGACGGCAGTGACATGTTTCTTCTTCCTACTTTTAAGCTTTGGGCCGAGCAAATATTTGGTTGGTATTATTTTGTTGATCGAAGTGTATACGTTCCAGATGGGGCTGGATCTGGCCATTACGAACAAAAACGTATAAAAAAACGTCTTGTGAATAAACAATATCTTATTGTTTCTAGAGGATCGGCCAAGTCTATGTATGGTTTTACTATACAAGCATATTATTTGAATGTTGACACTTCGACCACACATCAAATAGCAACAGCGCCGACAATGAGACAAGCGGACGAAGTTATGTCTCCATTCCGTACGTCTATAACTAGATCACGCGGCCCATTATTCAAATTTCTGACTGAAGGCTCGCTTCAAAACACAACTGGGTCTAAAGCCAATAGAGTAAAATTAGCTTCTACGAAAAAAGGAATAGAGAATTTTTTAACCGGTTCTCTTCTAGAAGTGCGCCCTATGAGCATTGACAAACTTCAAGGTTTACGCCCCAAAATTTCAACAGTAGATGAATGGCTGTCTGGAGATATTCGCGAGGATGTTGTCGGTGCTCTGGAACAAGGTGCTTCTAAAATGGATGATTGGTTGATAGTAGCCATGAGTTCAGAAGGAACTGTTAGAAACGGCGCCGGTGATACAATTAAACTCGAATTGATGTCAATTCTAAAAGGCGAATACTATAATCCTCATGTGTCTATATGGTATTATCGTCTTGACGATATTTCTGAGATCAATAAACCGGCTATGTGGATCAAAGCTGCTCCAAATTTAGGCAAAACTGTTACATATGAAACGTATCAATTGGATGTTGAGCGAGCTGAAAACAATCCTTCTGTTAGAAACGATATTTTAGCAAAGCGTTTTGGCATACCATTAGAAGGCTACACGTATTTCTTTACTTATGAAGAAACACTTCCGCATAAGAGATGTTCATATTGGAAAATGCCATGCGCTTTGGGCGCCGATCTATCGCAAGGTGACGATTTCTGTGCATTCACTTTCCTATTTCCATTAAACGCCCAGACAACTCGTTTTGGAGTGAAGACTAGGAGCTATATCACATCAAGAACTTTGGACCGTCTTCCGGGGGCAATGCGAATAAAGTATGAAGAATTTATTCGTGAGGGGACCTTAGTCGTGCTCGAGGGGAGCGTAATAGATTTAGACGAAGTTTATGACGATCTAGATATGCACATTGCTGAATGTGAGTATGATGTACGAGCGTTTGGCTACGATCCTTATAACGCCAAAGCTTTTGTGGACAGATGGGAACGTGAAAACGGGCCTTATGGTCTAGAAGTTGTGCGGCAGGGTGTGAAAACAGAATCTGTTCCTTTAGGCGAATTGAAAAATCTTGCTGCAGACAGAGCTTTAATATTCGACGAAGAACTTATGTCATTCACAATGGGAAATGCTATAGTTCTCACTGATAATAACAATAATAGAAAACTTATGAAAAAGAGAGCTGACCAAAAGATAGACAACGTATCAGCTTTGATGGATGCGTTTGTTGCGTATAAGCTCAATAAAGATTCGTTCGATTAGGAGGTACCATGGCCGAAGATGAACGTACGTTCGGCGAGCGACTCCAGCATGCCTGGAATGCTTTTAAAAACAAAGATCCGGCTGAAGAAGTAATAGGGCTGCCTCAAGTTCTTTCCCCAGAAACGGATGTATCTTATACGACATCTAGTTATACTCAGCAATATCGATATTCTTTACGTCCGTCAGTAGATAGCACAATAGCAGGTTCTATTTATAATCGGATTGCAACAGATGTCGCCTCTGTGAAAATACAGCATATAAGAACGGATCAATCTGGTGGTTTTTTGGAAGAAATGCCATCTGGGCTAAACAATATTCTTAGCTGCAGTGCTAACATCGACCAAACAGGGGCCGCTTTCATACAAGATCTGACTTTATCTCTTTTGGATGAAGGTGTTGTTGCTGCTGTTCCAATAGATACATCGATAAATCCTAAAATTGCAGGTTCTTTTGATATTCAAACAATGCGTGCTGGCAAGATAATTACTTGGTATCCAAGGGACGTTCAAATAGAAGTATACAACGATAGAAATGGAAAACGTCAGAGAATAATAATGCCAAAAGAAAAAGTTGGCATTATAGAGAATCCATTCTATTCAGTTATGAACACTCCTAATTCCACGCTAAAACGACTTATACGAAAACTCGCAGTTATGGATGTTATCGATGACCAACTTGGCGCTGGCAAGATGGATTTGATTATACAATTACCATATGTTGTTAAAACTGAAACAAGACAAAAAGAGGCACTAAAACGAGTTGGAAAGTTGGAAGAACAGCTTTCCGAATCCAAATACGGGATAGGTTATATCGATGGCACTGAGCATATCACTCAGTTGAATCGTTCGGTCGAAAACAATCTGTTAAGAGAGGTTGAATATCTAACGAGCATGCTTTACAGCCAGTTGGGTATAAACCAAGAAATCTTGTCAGGGACGGCCAGCGAAGACGTTATGACAAATTATTATAAGCGTACGGTTGATGTTATACTCGACGCCATCGTTAACGAGTTTTCCAGAAAATTCTTGACGAAGACAGCACGATCTCAGAATCAAGCCATCAGGTATTTCAGGAATCCGTTTAACTTGACGCCTACGGCTGCTATAGCAGACATAGCCGATAAGTTTACAAGAAACGAGATTCTGTCTCCTAATGAGGTTCGAGGAATCGTGGGCTTTAAGCCTTCCGGCGATCCGCAAGCTGATGAGTTGCGTAATAGGAACATAAATCAAGCAAAGGATGCTCAGTCTGCTTCTGTTGAAGAATTGACTAGGAAAAATCAAAATGAAGGAGAGTAAAAGAAGATGAGTTATGATTTTGGTGGCTACGCTACCAAGAACGATCTTCGTTGCAGCGATGGACGTATTATTCGAAGTGGTGCGTTCAAGGATTGTGACGGAGCAACCGTTCCGCTAGTGTGGCAACACATGCATGATTCTCCAGACAACATTCTCGGTCACGCTGAACTGGAGAATCGCGACGATGGCGTGTATGCTTATTGCACGTTCAATTCTTCTCCGGCTGGAACTCAGGCTATGGAGCTCGTCAAGCATGGCGATATCGGTTCTTTGTCTATTTATGCCAATCGTTTGAGGCAGAATGGCAGCGATGTTGTTCATGGCATAATCCGTGAGGTTAGTTTGGTACTTGCTGGTGCCAACCCCGGTGCTATAATCGACAACGTTTGTCTAGAGCATTCGGACGGTTTCCGCGAGCCCATTGAAGATGAAGCTATTATCAGCACGAATGAACCGTTGGAGCATGCAGATTCCGACGAAGACCGTGATCCGACCGTGGCCGAAGTGTTTGATACACTTACCGAAGAACAAAAGACCGCCGTCTATGCAATCATTGGCGCGATAGTTTCCGATCAAGAAGAAGCTGAAGCCGAAGAAGTTCAGCATAGCGACGAAGAATCTGCTGAATTTGTCTACAAGCCAGAAGAACAAGTGGTTGCAGACGAAGAAGAAGTTATTCACTCAGATGAAAATGAGGAGGATTTGATAATGAAGCATAATGCTTTCGACCAGACTGAAGAGGGTATGGAGAACATCCTTACCCACGCCGACATGGACATGATCTTTGCCGACGCAAAGCGTTGCGGTAGCCTCAAGGCTGCATGCAACGATCATTTCGAGCATGGCATCACCCCGATTGGTGATTTCTTCCCGAGCTACAAGAATGTTCAGGATCAGCCGTATCTTATTTCCCGCCCGATGGAGTGGGTTTCCAAGGTGCTTGGCGCTGTGCATCACACCCCGTTCAGCAAGGTGCGTTCGCTTGCCGCTAATATCACCGCTGATGCTGCTCGTGCCAAGGGTTATGTGACTGGCACCCAGAAGGTTGAAGAGCAGATCACCGCTCTGCATCGTGAAACCGACCCCACGACCATCTACAAGCTGCAGAAGCTCAATCGTGACGATGTCATCGACATCACCGATTTCGATGTTGTCGCTTGGATCAAGCAAGAGATGCGCGTCATGCTCGACGAGGAAGTTGCACGCGCGATTCTCGTTGGCGACGGCCGTCTGTCCGATGCCCCCGACAAGATCAAGGAAGACAAGATTCGCCCGATCTGGACCGACGACGAGGTTTATACCGTTCACAGCACCGTCGATGCTTCGCTGACTGGTTCGGCCAAGGCTCAGGCGTTCATCGATCAGGTTATTCGTCAGCGCAAGAATTACAAGGGTTCCGGTGCTCCGACTCTGTACGTTGGTTCCGATCTGCTGACCGAGATGCGTCTTATCAAGAACGCCGTCACTGGTGATCGTATCTACAAGAGCGACAAGGATCTTGCCGATGAGATGCGCGTTGCGAACATCGTCGAGATCGAACTGCTTGACGGTCTTACCCGTACCGTCTCCGAGGCTACTCATACGTTTGGCGGCATCATCGTCAACCTGGCCGACTACAACGTCGGTGCTACCCGTGGCGGCGAAGTCAACCTGTTCGACGATTTCGACATCGATTACAACAAGCTTGAGTACCTGATTGAGACCCGCATGTCTGGTGCTCTGGTTCGTCCGAAGTCTGCTCTGGCCATCGAATTTGCGCCAGTTGCTGCTCAGTCGAACAATCCTGAATAATCGAAACTATATTTGCTGATGTCATAGGAGAACCATTATGCCTAAGTATCGAGGGAATGTGGGTTTCGTTTATACGGAAGAAACAGCTCCCGGGGTTTGGACTCCTGTGGAAACTGTGCGACCGTATTACATAGATGTTAACAGAAATTCTAGAAGATACGAAAACGGGGCAAGCACCAATGATAATTTGCTTGTAACGAGCAATTTGAGTTTGATCGCGGATCCGTTCGCGTTGAATCATGTTTCTAGTTTGAAATGGATAGAATACAGCGGTGTCAAATGGCGTGTATCTACGGTTGAAATTCTATATCCGAGAATGAATTTGACATTAGGCGGTGTTTACAATGGCTTGGACTAGGCTTGAAGTACACGACATGCTTATAGAAATTCTTGGAAATAGAAATGTCTATTACCAACCGCCAGAATCATTTAAACTGACGTATCCGTGTATTATCTATTCGCTTGCAGACATTGATCCTCTTCGTGCTGACGATTTGGCGTATGTGAAGAGGCATCGATATCTAGTAACGCACATCGGCCACAACCCAGATGATCCTGTAATAGAAGATTTAGCCGATACAACGGGGTTCTCTTATGACCGGCATTTCGTTTCTGATGGATTGCATCATAACGTATTCACTTTTGTAACTACATAAGGAGATAAACATGCCTGAACCGACTTATGCTCTTTCGTGGGATGAAACGGGCGAGCGTCTCTATGAGACTGGTACTCGTCGTGGAGTCCTCTATCCCATGAATTCTACTGGCACCGGTTACGCAGCTGGTGTCGCATGGAATGGTCTCACCAAGGTCACCGAGAGTCCTTCCGGTGCTGAAGAGACTGCGCTTTATGCCGACGACATCAAGTATCTGTCGCTTTACTCGGCAGAGGAATTCGGCGCAACTATCGAAGCTTATACCTATCCTGACGAGTGGGCCGAGTGTGATGGCTCTGCCGAGCTGGCGCCCGGCGTTCTTGCCGGTCAGCAGGCCCGCAAGTCTTTCGGCCTTTGCTATCGTACCGTTCTCGGCAACGATTCGCTCGGCGAGGCATATGGTTACAAGCTTCATCTGATCTATGGCGGCAAGGCCTCCCCTTCGGATCGTTCGTATAGCACGATTAACGACAGCCCTGAGGCCATCTCGTTCTCGTGGGAAGTCAAGACGACTCCTGTTAGCACTGGCGACGCTTCGTTGAAACCGACTTCTTATATCGTCATCGACAGCACCAAGGCCGATGCGACCAAGTTGGCAGCGCTTGAAGTCATTCTGTATGGCACCCCCGCTTCTGGCGAAGGCCAGAGTGCTGTTGCTGCTGTGGATCCGCGTCTTCCGCTTCCGAGCGAGATTGTGTCGTTGATGTCCTAATTTAAAAACGATCTTCTTAGAAAGGAGCCAATATGTTCAGGAAGACCATCGCATATACAGATTATAATGGTGTGAATAGGACAGAGGATTTTTACTTCAATCTCAGCAAAGCTGAATTGCTCAAATTGCAACTTGGGCATAAAGGCGGTTATCAACAATATCTTCAGCGTTGCTTCGACACTGACGACGTTCCAGAGTTGTTGAAAATTTTCGAAGAACTTATCGATATGTCCTATGGCATAAAGGATGAAACGGGAAAGAAATTTGTCAAGAGCAAAGATCTAACAGAAGAATTCAAACAAACGGAAGCATATTCGGAAATGTTTGTAGAATTTCTGACAGTTCCAGATGCAGCACAAGAATTCTTCACCAAGATCATGCCTAAAGACATCCAGGATCGTCTATTTTTAGACGACGAAGTAAACGAAGATCGAGTTGCGAGATTGGCCGCAACAATGGCTGGTCAGGAATCAACTCAATCGTAATTTCAAAAGCGGTTGGAGTGAGAGAATGCTCGTCTTAGATATTCCGGAAACAGAACTCTATGATGAAAGAAAAGAAGAGTTCATAAAAGTTAAACAAACCGAATTAAGATTGGAGCATTCTCTCGTTTCCATATCCAAGTGGGAATCTAAATGGAAAAAGCCGTTTTTGGCAAAAGAGCAAAAAACAGAAGAAGAAGTTTTGGACTATATACGTTTTATGACGTTGAACCAAAACGTAGACCCCAATGTGTATTATGCTATACCAGTAGAGGGTTTTAGAAAGATTAATCATTACATAGAAGATACTATGTCTGCCACTACTTTTTCTGATACTGGTATGCAGACACCGTCTAGGGACATTATAACTTCAGAACTTGTTTATTATATGATGTTTTCATATAATATTCCAATGGAATGTCAAAAATGGCATTTCAGTAGACTCATGACATTGATCAGGGTATTTAATGTCAAGATGTCTAAACAAAAGAAAATGCCAAAGAACGAAATTCTGTCTAAGAACAGATCTTTGAATGCAGCTCGTCGTGCCGCATTGCATACAAAAGGATGACATAAATGCCAACAGCACGCGTTGTATCGCATGGAAGTTTTTCCAAAACTTTTTCGTTTCTCAATAGAGTAAGACGAACCGATTACATTGTCAAGGTTTTGCAAGAATGTGGCAAACTTGGTGTTGAATCGTTAAAAGCAAACACGCCTAAAAACACCGGCTTAACTTCCGAATCGTGGTATTACGAAGTGGAAGACGATGGCCGTCACGCCAAGATTACATGGTATAATTCTAATGTTGCGTCGGGAGGATTCCCTGTTGCCATAATGTTGCAGTATGGCCATGGCACCGGAACCGGAGGATACGTGCAAGGAATAGATTACATCAATCCTGCAATGAAGCCTATATTTGACAAAATTGTCGATACTGTTTGGAAGGTGGTGCAAGATTCATGAGTTCTAAGAATGTTGAGCAACGAGTCGTTCAAATGATATTTGACAACGATTCGTTTAATCGCGGCATTGCCAATACCATGACAGCGTTGTCAAGTTTGGATAAAGCTCTTCAGATGGATAAAGTAGGATCCAATCTTGGAGCTGTCCAAAAGTCATTATCTGGATTCAGTGTTAGCAACGTTATCTCTGAAATTCTTGGCATAGAATCGGCTTTTGACAATCTTGGCGCCGTTGCTGATAACGTTCTCGGTAGTATATCTTCTGGTGTACAAGTATTGTCTACGTCTTTGTCTAGTTTGGCTGGAGATCTAGCATCTAAAGCTGTTGGGCAAATTATTACTGGCGGCATGAAACGTGCCCAAAATATTGCCAATGCCAAATTCATGATCGAAGGTTTGGAAAAAGACTGGAACCAACTATCTGATGATATTAATTATGCTGTAAGTGAAACGGCTTTTGGTTTCGACGAGGCGGCTATGGCCGCAGCACAGTTCTCAGCTTCTGGTATAGAAGCTGGAGACAACATGAAGCAAGCTTTGCGTGCTATTTCTGGTGCGGCAGCAATGACTAATTCGTCTTATTCGGATATGGCGAATATTTTCACAACGGTTGCTGGTAACGGTCGTTTGATGGGCATGCAACTTACCCAATTGGGTATGCGCGGTATGAATGCGGCCGCTACTTTAAAGAATTATTTTAATAGTGTTGTTAGCGGGGAAAGAGAAGTTTCAGAAAGTATTTCTGGTAGTATCGAATCTTTGGCTGCAGTAGCAGAAACCAGTTGGTTTTCAGAGGAAGCTATCAGAGATCTTACTTCAAAAGGTCTTATTAATTTCGAATTATTCGCCGCGGCAATGGATGATACGTTTGGCGGACACGCCAAGAAAGCAAACGAAACTTTTAATGGTGCTTTTGCTAACATGAAGGCAGCTCTTTCGCGTATAGGTGCTGATTTTGCAGCTCCCATATACGAGGGTGCTAGGCATGTTTTTCTTGGATTAAAAGGATTATTTAATAACATTAAATCGGGTCTTAATAAGACCGGGTTTATGGTCAAGCAGAATGAAAATACGTTTAGATACTACACTTCTGTTGTAAATAGTTTTAAACTTGCTGTGGAAAGCGCCGGAGTATCTATTGAAAAAGCTTTTGATAGCATTGCCAACTCGAATGTTATACAAGATTTCATATTTACAATTGGGCCGATTCTAAGTGCCACATTTATTGCTTTGTCTAGCGTTGTAAAAACTTTTTTCGACAATTTACATCTTTTGTTTCCTTATGGCGAAGCAAATTTTGAATGGTTAGCTTATATCACGGGCGACCTGACACGCCACATCGAAAATTTAGGCAAAGCGCTATCCATAGGTCTTGTCCCAGTTATGAAGATTGCTGGAAGCGTTCTTGGCACTTTTATAAATTTGATCAAATCGACTGTGTCTGGTGTTTGGCCTCAAATTTCTGGCTTTTTCAGCGCTCTTGCTTTTGATGATCTTTATGGAATAACTTCATCTTTAGCAGCAGCCGCTGAAAGTATTCGACACTTTACAGAAGTTCTCATATTCGGTCCAGAGCATATGGGAAACATTCATGATTTCTATAATGGTCTTTTCCGTATACTTGGACAGTTGGCTGGAATACCGTTGAAGATTATAAGCGGCGGCATATGGGCCATTTCCCAGGCAATAGATTTCATGACAAATCTATTGTATCCGTTATATGATTTCTATTACAATCTTGTCTATGGCGGGATAATGCCTAAGATTAGCGATGGGCTAGATGTTATCGCCACCGCTATGGAAAGTGTTTCCGGAACCATATCGAAACTAGTTCAAGCGAATCTTCCTATTATGTTGGAATACATAGGAAGTGCTATAGAGTTTGTAAGCGGAGTTGCCAAGGAAGCTTGCGATACTGTATATGATTTCGTTGTAGCCAACATAGATTTTGCTGGCATATGGGAAGCAATAGCATCTGTTTTCAGAGACATGGCCTCTTATATATCCAATTTGGATTTCAGCGGCATAAAAGAATTTTTTGACAGTTTCAGAAGCAATTTCGAAAATTTCCCGAGTGTGGGCGAAGCTTTAGCTACGATTTTGCCAATGATTTCCGATGCGTTTGCCAATTTTGGAGAAAACGCTAAGATGGCAGGCATGTATTTGTTAGGATTTATAGATCAAGCTTTGGGTTTCTTGGGTATAAGTTCTGGCGATATAGTAAAAGCTGCCGAAGATATGGGAAATGCTCTTATGAGCATAAAAGATGGAACCTTCGATTTCATAAACAGTGATCCATTGGGTCATATAAAGGAGAAATTCGAATCCTTCTTCAATACTATTAAAGAGCTTTTCCTTTCCATAGACATCAATCGAATTTGGAACGACGTTGTTCTTGGCGTATTCACCGGCGCCGGTTTGAAGATCGTGTTGTTTGTAACAGAACTGATCAATAAACTTCTGGCCAAGAAAACCACTCTTACTGGAGCTCTTACTGATTTATTGGGTTCGCTAAAAACTTTCTTTTCTGGTCTTAGCGGACTCACCAAGAAAGCACAGTATTATGTTATAGCAGCAGCTATAAAGGAAATAGCCATAGCGATTGGCATATTAGCCGCATCTTTATTCATTATAAGCCTTATAGATCCGGCCAAATTAGAAGATGCAAAGAATACCATTCTTTCAATCGGTTTAATGGTAACCATGTTGATGCTCGCTATGGAGAAATTAGCGGGCAGCGTGAAGGATAGCCAAGCATTCATCGCAATGGCCATTGCGTTTGCTGGTTTGGGCGTAGCTCTTATTGGTTTGTCTGTAGCATTTCTGGCATTTGCCGGTGCGGTGAAGATTCTTTCTACTGTGGGGGATGCGCTTCCTCTTATCGCAGGCGGATTGATGCTGGTTTTCGCCGTCTTGATCGGTATAATGGGTGTCGCATCTTATTTTGCTGGCACGCAAATGCTCAAGGCTGGCGCGGGAATGGTGCTGTGCGCCGTTGGAATCGGCTTGTTAGTGGCTGCGTTAGCTGGTTTGGCTTTGGTCGCGGTTGGCATATCATTACTGCCAATCGAGAAGCTTGTGGACGGAATGTCCAGAATTCTCGCCATGATGATTTTGTTATCCGGCGTTGTGTGGCTTCTCAATAAAGCCGGAGTAGAGAAAGTTTCAGTTGGGTTGACTTTGTTCTCTCTTTCGATCAAACTGCTTTCTTCTGCGATGATAACTTTAGCTGAAGCTGGACCCGATATTTGGAACGGCATTTTGGCGTTTGCCGCTATGAGTGTCATATTGACAATGCTTATGGTAGCTATGAAGACTTTGTCCAAGGACACAAAAGGTCTTGGTTTGGCGGCGTTGTCTTTGGTCGCCGTATCAGCTGCAATCGGTCTATTTTCTCTTTCTATAGTGGCATTATCAGCTCTTGATTTGGGCAAAACCGTTAAGCTTATAGCTGCTTTATCGTTGGCGATGATTGCCTTTGGCGCTGCTTTGAAACTCACCCAAGGGTCTTTTATGGGCGGAGTCGGCATTCTTGCCGTAGCTGCGTCCATGTTGATTCTTGTGGGCGTTGTAACAGCTTTGGGTACTTTGCCTTACGGCATAGTGACGCAAGGAATATTGATGCTCGCCTTGGCATTTACGCCTTTGGCCATAGCTGTGGGCATTGTCCAGAAATTCTCGACTGGTGCTTTGATGTTATCGATACTTATTTTATCGCTTTCATCAGCATTCTTGATTGGCGCTGTGGGAATTGGAATTTTGGCATACAATTTGGCGATGCTTGCTACAGTATTGCCAGGAGTAAAACAGAATTTCTCCGAAGTATTCGGCGATGACATGGGCGCGGCTTTGACCAACGTTCTTGGTCTAGCGGCAGCAGCTTTGCTATTGGCGGTGGGCGTTGCGGCTTTGGGTGTAGCAGCTTTATTGCTTCTTCCGACGCTGATAGCTTTATCGTTGCTTGTTCCAGCGTTAAGTCTTCTGTTTGGTGGAGAATTCCAAGATGCTGTCAAAGATGCGGCATCAGGATTGATGGTCTTCGTCGACGCTATGGCGGACGTTGCCAACAAGATTGCGGAAAGAGCACCCGATTTCGTGCATTCTGGTGTTGCTATATTCGAAGCAATTTTGGAAGGACTTCTAAGTGTTGCCCCCGCTGTATTCGATGCTTTCTTGGGTTCTATCGAATACTTGCTCACTGCTATCGATACGCATTTGCCTGTTATCATGAACCGTGGTTTGTCGATAATGCTTTCCATCATGAATGGTATTGAGCAAGGAATACCAATGCTCACGATAGCCGCTGGAAATATGATGTACAGCTTTATCACGTCGCTTGCTATATCCATAGGCGATAATCGTGAGAGACTGGTAGCGGCGATGGCCATGCTCGGTGCAGCTCTTGTATCGGCATTGGCAAATACCCTTGCCGACGGAATTGCATCTATATTTGGAGAAGACAATCCCGTTGTGCAAGGGCTACGCGGTGCGGCTAGCGACGTAGAAAACGCAGCAGCAGACATGGCGAGCAAGGCAAACGCTGCTTATGAGAGCCGCATGATGGATCGTGGCATGCCCGCAACGACGGAAGAGTGCATAAATCAAGTAAAGCAGTCGATGCTTGGCAGCATACCGGAACTCGGTGATATTGGCGAAGAATTAAGCGATGTTCTTTCCGAGAATTTCGGAATAGGTCTTAGCGATCTCCCAAATCTTACCGATGATCAACTTGATGCGGTGCAATCCGTGATCAATTCGTCCGGCATAGAAGTTGATATTCGTGCGGTTGCATCTGCTATTCCAGAAGAATTTGCAAACGGCATTGACGGAACATCCGAAAAGGTTGCAGCAGAGATGCGCGAAGTGGACGCTGCTGTCGGATCGGCTGGCGGAAATGCTTGGGGTTCTGGTTACTCTACTGGTTCGAATTATGCTACTGGTGTTGCGAATGGTATTGGCGATCACATATGGTTGGTTGCAAGTTCGGCAATAGATATGGCCAGAAGCGCTGTCAACAGTGCTAACTATACTTTCGAGGAACAATCTCCATCTAAAGTTGGTTATCGGCAAGGTGCGTATTACTCCATCGGCATTGCAAATGGTATTCGTGATCTTGGTGCAGAAGCAGTTTCTTCTGCTGAAGATACCGCTCTTGGCGTAATAGGTGCTACAGCGGGTCTTGCTTCGCAGATTGCCGAGGAACTTGACGAACTGAATGCTGCGCCAACTATCACACCCGTCTTCGATACTACCAACGTAGCCGATGGAATGGCCATGCTCGATGCCATGATGATGCAGAAGCAGATGATGATGGCCAGTTGGGCCAATGCCGAGAACCGTTACGATCCTGTGACACAGTCCCGTGCCGATAATCAGGCCCAAACCATATACAACACCTATCTCGATTATACGGCGGATAGTTCGGCGACGGACATGGTTCGCGACATGACGAGAAAATTCAAAATGGCGAACCTTTTAGGAGGATAGAACCATGTCGGATTCTGGTATTGACGGAAAGCCGCAAAAAGCAGTCACGAATCTTTCCCTCACGAGAGAAGGAAACGTGTTCACGGTATCTTGGAAGTCTCCTCACGCGCTTATCGACTCGTCTGGTTCCAAAAGAGTCGAAGCGTTCGACGTTTACTGGTACGTTGCCAACCCGCAATGCGAGTATTACCGTTCGGGGAACGCGAACACGTTCCCCGCGACGGGTTCGAGGAGTTCCAGCTTCATAGCCGCGCCCGATTATCAGCTCGTCATGCATGAATGGCTTTCCACGTCGGCTACTTCGGATTCGTATTCGGTGAATCTTGATCCGAGGCAGTTTCTGCGTGGCAATACGGCGAAGAACATACTTGCCAAAGCTTCTTCTATGTCTATAAACTCGGCGGATAAGACGGACATAAACAATGGCTCGAATCCTGTGAACCAGAGTTCTGCGACTGGAATCGTTGCAGCTGTCTATCCGTGGAATCATTATGGCTATGGTCCGAAGGCTGTTGTTAGATTTATGCTCTACCAGCCATCGGCTCCGAAGATGACGACGCCGAGCCTCAACACGGAGACGGGTTCGCTGTCTACGACGGTGACGATGACGACTTCTGACACGAATGCCTATCCTGTCTATTGCTCCACAGGCTATGTGGCGAGGATTGACAATTTCAATTCGAGTTACAAATCGGAAACCAAGCTCACTTCCTATTCTTGGAGTGCAAGTGCTGAGAGGACGTTCAGTTACGATTTGGCCGAATGGCAATCGTTGACTTACGACCAGTACATAAAGCTGACTTTCTATGCAAATGTCTATGGAATTGGCCGTGCGACGAAGTCGTTGGCTGTAAACGAGAAATGCAACACGAGATCCGACTACGTTTCAAAATACGCGTCAGTTTCTCACATTTTCGCCTATCCGGCTCAAGCTTCCATCACGTCGATAGATTACAGCAACGCGAATCTCGTCCCGACGGGGCAGGTCATCGTCCATCTCAAGACCAACAAGTCCACGTATCATCCTGTCGACAGCATAAAGTTGATGATTCTCAAGAATTCCACTGCCACGACGGCGAACGATGCCGGTCGGGCAGACGGATGGACTTATGTCAGCAACGCCGAGGATAATGGGAATTGCGTCGGCCTGGTTGACACCATGGCGAATGCCATACCGGATGTCGGCAAGCATACCTGGTACAAGTTGGAGACGAAACACGATACCTATTTGAGGTACAGCGTTGCGGTAGAGGCCAAGGGTCTTTACCGCTCGCAGCCTGAGCAATCTTCGGATCCTGTAGTCATAGCGTCAGTTGTCCCCAACTCAGATGGGACTTCTGTCACGATGACATTGGGGTGGAACGCTGACAACTATACGGGCACGGAGGTTTCGTGGGCAGAGAAGGAGACTGCTTGGGAATCTACTTCCCAGCCTGCTTCTTATAATGTCACGTGGTCGAAGACCAGCACCACAGTTGTTCCAGGCAAGAACCGCTACGCCAAGGTCTCCATCGAGGGCCTTTCCGAGGGAACTCCGTACTATTTCAAAGCCCGAAGGTATCTTACCAATGATTCTGGGACTACGTATGCCGAATACACATCGTACAAGGTCGATGGCAAGCTAGCCACGGTTGCTCCGGTGTCCAAGCCGTATTCGGTGACTGTATCGACGCCCGAATACTTGGTGAAAGGCAAATCGCTTCTGGTTTCCTGGGCTTACGAGGCCAATCAGAGACAAACCGGATGGCGTATCTACTTCGTTCGCGAGACAGATGGTAGTACAGTCACGAAGCTCATGGCTTCCGGTTCCAATTCCACGACTTACAAGGTGATCAGCGGCGCCACGGTGAAAGACTATGCAGGCGATGATTCGGATATTTACGTTCGTGTTTCCGTTTCCACAGGCGGTGATTGGGCCAATTCGCTAAATGCTAAGACTCATATAGTTACCGCACCAGGGTTGACTTTGTCTGCTCCCAACGGGTTGAATTCAGCGCCATATGTCTTCGCTGTTTATACCAATCAGCACGAAGCTGATGTCGTATGCAAGATCAAATCGTATGGAAACGTTCGCAACATGCCCGACAGGGCCATTGTCGAAACTGATGGTGAAACGGTGTGGTCGAAGACCGTCTCGTTCGAAGGATTCACCGACGAAACGGCTTTGTCCAATGGTCAAAGCGTTTCTGTTGATGTCGGTGAGGATTTCAGTTTTGTCGATGGTTCCCGGTACCGCATCGAGGCCCAGGCGGTCAATCGCACTACCGGTTTGACGTCTGCTGTAAAGACCGTTCCGTTCAAGGTTCGGTGGAACCATCAAGCGATAGCTCCAAGCAAGACCGCATCCTATGTCTCCGCCGACAACTACAACGGTGGAAATTCTGTCACGATATTTCCAGGTAGGCCGTACGGCGACAGCATTGCAGCTGTGAATGCTTATGGCGATCTCTGCGATATTTACCGTGTGACTCCCGAAACCACCTATCTCGTTGCCTATGGAGTGAAATTCGACGAGGCGATCGTCGACAAGTATGCCCCCTACAATAAAAACGGCAATCTCCGTTATATTCTCTGCACGAGGACAACGGAGGGAGACGTGAACTGGATCGAGGTTCCATATTTTCTCAGGAACATGAATTTGAGGTTCGATTGGGGCGATGGGGAATCCCTAGAGGTTCCTTACAATCTCGATATTAGCGACCAATACGATAAAAGCTTCACAGGTCACGAATCTCTCGACGGTGGATATTCTGGTGCTTGGAATGATACCGTCCGTCATAAGCAGAAGGTATCCACGGATATTATCAAGCTAGACAATGCCGTCCAGATAGAGCAGGTCCGCAAGATGGCCAAGTATTCTGGTCCGATATTTGTGCGAACCCCAGATGGTCAGGCTTTTGCCGCCAACGTGACCGTAGATGACATACAGCGCAATCAGGAGAAGCCGGTCATGGCCGTTTCCTTCAACTGCGAGGAAATCGATCTCGTGGACGAGTTCAAGATCCAATAGGAGATGTGAGATGACCGATTTCAGCAAGCCGTATACCGCATCGTGGAGGATGACGAAAGTTGATCCTGGCACATGGGAAGCTTATGACGAGATTACCGGTGTCACTGATCTAAGCATCAGTAGAGATGCGACTTCCAGCGTTCCTATGCTGGAATCCGGCACGATGAAGGTCGTGCTCCCAATTCTCGACGAATTCGAGGAAGGCTACTATCGAGTTCAGATGTTGGCGAGGCAAGGTTCTTATGATCGTTACGACGTGGGAACCTTCCTCGCAATTCCTGGAAACGATACGAAAAGTGGTGATCGGAAGGTCACGAATGTTTCGTTGTGCTCGGTCTTGAAGCCGGCAGACGAGATCGTCATGATTGCCGGAAGTTACATCTACAAAGGATCAGATGGTGCAGACTGGGTTGGGACTCAGCTGCGCAAATGCCTTGCCGCGCCGGTCCATGTGGACGGCAGTTTCACTGTGGATTCCTATCACGTGTTCTGCGGTGGGACTACGTATCTCGAAGCGGTGTGGGAAGTTCTCGACGCTGCTGGCTGGTGCATGAGAATCGACGGTCACGGAGAAGTCATGGTGATGAAGAAGCCAAGCGAGCCAAAGGTTTTCCTCGACCGATTGCACGCTCGTGACTATCATCCCGACGTTTCGGATGAGAATGCCGTCCAAGAGATACCGAATCGCTATTATGCGACCGATTGGACTGGTGAACGCGTTACAGTTGTCAACGAAAATCAAAATAGCCGTACTTCTTTTCAGAAACGTGGCCGTTACATAGATTATTGGGACGATTCTCCCACCCTCATAAATGGGGAGTCGCTTCTCGGATACGCCAAGAGGCGTTTGAAAGAGGAAAGCACGATCGTCAGGAAGTTCACGTATACGAGGGTGTACGATCCAGACCTTACCGTGTTCGACATGGTCGGGGTGAACAAACCTGACATGGATCTCGTCGGCGAAGCCCGTATCATCGGTCAGGAACTGACCATCGGCAACGGCGTCGAGATCAAGGAAACATCCGGATTGTCCGTGGAGGAGTATGATTACTGATGGCAGGTGAGATCGACAGCAGCGTCTTCACTGAATTGAAAAACCAGCTCGACGTGCTGATCGACAAGCGCGCCAAGAAGAAGACCTCCATGCACATAGCCGAGGTCACGGATATCGGCGATGACGGCGTGATCTGGGTACAGATACCCGGAAACGAGACACCGACCCCCGTCGTCTGGTCTGGCGTCGATACCAAGATAGGCGACCAAGTCCGAGTCGAGATCTCCAACGGCGTGGCGAAGGTGACCGAAAACCTCACTGATCCTTCGGCCGGCATTCAAGTTGTCATTGAGGGCCAGGAGCTGTTCAACGATTCGCTCCAGAAGATGGAACGGGTTATCGTAGCAGATCGTGTCGAGACGACGAAGCTCCTCGCCCAGAAAGCTTCTATCGACGAATTGGAAGCGGTGGAAGCACAGATACAAGAAGCCTCGATTGCCGTCGCCTATGTCGGCGAGCTTACCGCCGACGAAGTGACGGCTGCGGATCTTGTCGCTGCCAACGCTTATACTTCGAAACTCACGGCGGATAACATCGACGCCGATGATTTCCAGGCCTACATGGGCTACATCACGAACCTCAAGGCTAAATACGAAGACGCGTATTCCATAACCGCCGCAATCGGCGAAGTGGAGCAATTGCACGCAAACTATGCGGCTCTCGATGCGTCCAACATCAAGGAACTGCAGGCAGAAAGCGCTTGGATCAACACGCTTCTCGTCGATACCGGGTTGATCGCCCACGAAGGCACGATATTTACTCTCGACGCGATCGAGGTCAACGCCACGAACATAACGACAGGCACGTTGGATGTCGAACGTCTCGTGGTGACCGACCAAGAGGGTCATAAGCACATGTTGACCGTCAACCCAAATTACGATGAGAACGATCCGACATCGCAACCGTTCACCCAAGTCAAGTTGGATGGCGATGTGATAGAGGATCTGACCATCACGGCGGATAAAATCGTTGCGGGTTCGGTCACGGCCGAGAAGATCACGACGGAGAACATAGTCGGCGAAGGCGGATGGATCAATCTCCGCAATGGGACTTTCTCCTACGGCGATATTCAGGCGAACGACGGTATCTCGTGGGATGGCCAGCATCTGTCCATCCGCGCTTCGGATATCGTGTTCAACATCACGGATCCGACGACGCAGGAGCCTGTTTCCACCGATCTGTCTTCAGCGATAACCGATGCTCTGACCGCCATAGGCGACAATGCCGACGCTCTGTCGGCAAACACCGATGCCATAGCGCAGCTGCAGGACGATACTGCCGAGGTGCAAGAAGCTATCTTGGCCGCTAATGACAGCTTGGAAACCCTGAATGCGGAGGTTTTCGCCAAGATGCCGTCATATTTCCAGATGACGGAAACTGTCATCGACGGCGTCACGCGTCCGTTGTTGGTGCTCGGCGGGGGTTCGGAGAACGAGCTCCGTGCCGAGTTGACAAACGACCGTTTGGCGTTCGTCTATCAGGACGCGATAACGGGTAACACATATACGCCTGCCTATATTTCCACCGACAGTCTCATGATACAGAAAGCCGAGGTCGTAGGTGATCTGTTCTTCGGGGGCTGGGTGTGGCAGGAACGCGGAAACGGCCATATGACTCTGAGAAAGGCTAGGTAACGATGGCGATTACA